CACCAGAAGACTGAGATGGCCATGTATTATCACCAGGAATACTATGGTATACTATATGACTGTGTTGGAAAATAGATGGTAACTTCTTTTTCTCCATCGTTACCTTAACTTTCTGAGAACCAATAATTGTACAACCAACTGTTTCAACTACCTTATCATATCCTGTGGTTGTTATCCTACCTAATGAGAAATAATTATCCTGTATATCTTGATCAAGATACCATGCTCCACCAGTTGCACCAACTACCATTGATAGATTACCAATAGTAGGTGAATTCTGTCCAAATACGGGACCATTACCAACAATCTTTCTAGTAACAGTATCAGGAACTTTAAATGTACCTAGATTTGCTTCTCCATAATAATCAAATACATTAGAAGTAGTAATACCTTGAATGACTCCAGCACTACTTAATCTAACAGAAAATGTAGCACTAGTTCCATCTGCTACTGTGACAGTTGGTGTAGAGGTATACCCTGCACCTGGATTTACAACATCTACTGTTAAAATACCACCAGTACCATTAACTGATCCAACTTGTGCAGTTGCTTGTGTTCCACCAGCAGGGGGAGCTGATATAGTTACAGCAGAAGTTGTTGTATATCCAGATCCAGCAGCAGTTACATCAATACCAGTACTTGCTCTTCCACCATAATGAACACCAAGTATCTCATATAATGTTGGATAATCTTTGATATTATATTCTGTTCCATCACAATAAAGATAACCATCATGTGTATAAGCAGGATCATCATCATTCTGATATGCATTACCAGCGAAATCTTCTAACCTATGAAGATTAGTTGCTTTATTAATGAACTCATGATCATAAGTATTAGCACCAGACTTTAAATTTGATACAATAGTACCAACTGGTGTAGTATCCTGATAACAATCAGTATAAAATCCTTTTCTATTATTTCTATAACTTTGTACCATGATTATATCTTAATTAAATACTCCATTACAATAAAGGGTTGAGATGCAGAATCAATTGATATAGAACTATCAACACCAATATCAAATGTTGTTTCTAAATTCTCAGGATCAATTGATATAGCATCAGTCTTCACCTTATATGTATGGTCCCCCTTATCCAATCTAACTCTATGACTGTGAGCAGTTGGTATAGTTCCTGCTGTTACTGGAATATCAGCAGTATCAGTGTACTCATTTTCCACATCAACAACACCTTGTGAATCAACAGCAGCATCATTTGATTGAAGAGGTACAACATCAGCTAATGCATTACCCTGCCAATCTACTGGCATTCCAACAGCACCTGCAACATATGTTATTGGTACTGTTAAATTAGGATAGTAATTAGTTGTTGCTCCATTTGGACCTTGTGGATCAGTACAGGAAAATAACCACCAAAACCTACTTCTATATTTTATAGTATTAGAATCATCAGGTGAACCAGCTAATGTACGTCTATCAACTGTAAATGTTGCATTATTAAGACATCCATATTCAAATCCTTGCCCAGTTCCAGGTGCATATATTACAGTTCCTTTAGTTGGATCAGTATGTCCAACACAACCACCCCAATAAATTGTTTGTGCTCCTGCATTACTTTGCCAAAGTGGTTTTCCCTCATCACCAGTACCAGCATTCGGGTTCCATGCTTGTAACATTAAACATGGTTTCTGAGCACTACCAGGGGGATTAGCAGAATCACCAGCATGTCTTGTTGCATTTAACCAATCTTGAATGGGAATAGTTGAACCATTCAGTAATCCAGTCCTTCCTCTTGCTTTTGGATGATCATTATCTGTTTCTGAAATGTCTGGTTGTGCTCTTAATCTAGATCTTGCTGTATTAGAGAAATGTAGATGTGGGTGTATTGAATTTTCTTCTGGTCCTTCTATTTCTGTATAATGACTAGCACCTGCATATTCCCACCCAGGTTTTCCTCTAATCTCAACTTCTTGAGATGGAACATTAATACTTCCACTATAAGAAATTCTAACATTAGTATCACCAATCGCTGCATCTGCATCTATACCAATACCAGATCTACTTTTCTCAGTATTTGTAGTAGTATCAATTTTTCTTACATTATTATAAAGACCAGCATTAGCACCCGTTGTAGGTTCAGGATACTTAGAACCTAAATCAGGAACCATAAACTGATTATCATTTAAAGTATCAAAATCAGTACCATCTAGATTTTTTCTAATAAATTTACAACTAGACCCTGCACCACATATATCAGCAAGTCTTGGATAATCCTTTACAAAATATTTTGTTCCATCACACTTTAAATAACCTGCTGGTAATGATTTTTTATTATTTGATGCGTCTGGTGTACCTTCATAAGATACTGGCCAAGCAATAACCTGTCCTGTTAAGTGACCATATTTTGCTCTTTCTTTATTGTAGAATACTGCCATTAGTATGCCTTGATAATGAATGTCATTGTTAACGAAGGTTGAGTAGTATCTATTGCTATATTTAACGCATTTTCAATACTCTGTGCTGCTAATGCACTACCATCAGCATCAGATGCTGTGTGTGATGGTGGTCCCACCATAGTTCCAAGAGTCTGTCCTATTTCAAAACTACTATGATTATGAGACCGAAATGATTGCTCTAATGGATCCTTTCCTGTTGAACCAGTATTTAATGAAGTTGGATACGTACCATCTCTAAATTTTAATCCCGTTACAACAGTTCCCCATCCAGCAGCAACAGTACCATTACCAACATTTTGATTTAGTAATATCTTATAATTACCAGATGCTGCTGTATTATTAGTATCTGGAACCCATTCCATTGATTGAATCCATGCTCCTTCAGGTAGCCACTTATACTTATCACCATTATCTGCTGTTGTAACATACATTAATGGACGAATTTCATCCCATTGCTTCCATGTATTAGTACCAGTACCATACGTTTGACTAATATCAGTACCATCAGGTAGAATAATCTCGTTTGATCCTTCTGTTAAGGTAACACCACCAACAACATATGCTGGTCTGTCTTCAGGAGAATCTCTAAGACCGTCAGCTCTAACAGGTGTACTGCTAGTATCTGTCTTAGGAGTATAACCATAGAAGTTTGCTCTATTCCTCTCTTCCATAGGTCTGGGGAACATACCTTTAAATGCAGGTTGAGCATGACTAGATACTGGATCTATATCAACAATTTGACCAGTATTTCCTTGGTCTGCTGGTATAGTCTGTTTATATGATTCTGTAGCAGGTCCAGCACCCCTGTCGGTTCCTCTCCAGTTATTAGCACCAGCAGGAACTGTATCCCAATAATTCTTACCAGCATTTACACCATCAGTGGCAAACTCAAAATGTGAAAGAGTTCGTGGTAAAGTATGTTCGTAAGCAGAATCTCCATAATATGACATACCAGTAGCACCATTTTGCCAACTATGTGGTTCAGCATCAGCAAATGCACAGTCAAATGGACCATGAGTACCACTACAATTATTAGTGAAGGATTGGCTACCTGTCATAGCAACACCACCATCAGTTTGGAATACCATTGCTCCTTTTTGGTTTGCTTGAACAGATGGTATACTATCTCTATGACTATGTGATGGTGTATGATTAATACCTAGTTTACGATTTAATGTATAAATTGACTCTAGAAAATCAGGAGAAGTCAACGTAAATCCTGTATATTTAAAATATAAATTACCACTCAAATTCAAAGTGAAATCTATATCAGAATTAGCAGACCATGATGACTTAATATCAACAGTCTCTCCATAACCCACAATAAAATCCTTAATTTTAGTTCCATTTTCATCAACAACAACTTCTTTCCAGTTATTCTGATTATTATTATATTTTGCTTGATCCATATGAATTGGTTCTAGATCAAGAGGTAAATTATTTGATAAATTAGGTAATCTAAATGTTGCTGTGTTTGATCCATCAACAGGATCAACATATGGAAATGTATAATGACCACCAGCAGTTTTAGTCATATCACCACCATAAGTGTCACCCAATACAGATGCTAACAATGGATAATCATGAGCATCTTTTGTGCTGCCATCACAGACTATCCAACCTTTAGGTATATTAGAAGCAAGGAACCCATTTCCTCCATCACCACCCCAAGGTAGGATAGTTCCTATCTTGGCGGTCTTCATACTTTTAATAGAATCGTAATATGCTGCCATTGATTATAACTCCATTAGCCACCATCCTCTTAACGAAGGTGGTATTGTTTGTGCGTTTGGTGACCCCTCAATGTCAACCGTACCAGCAAATACTAGTCCGAATGATGCATTGCGTGTCTGAATAATTAATTCTCCAGAATCCCATGCAGTTGGATTTGTTACATCAGATCCTGCACCTATCTTAGTACCAGTATTATCACCTTGAATTGATGTAGCAACATTAGCAACCTTAAGTGCTCTAAGAATCAAACTTGTATTATATGTTAGGTTACCACTAAGTTCAACAAATCTAATCATATCACCAGTCTGTGCATCATCAGGTAAGTAAAGTACCATGTTAGCACCAGAAGATGAATTAATTAGATAATTGTTGTTAACCTGTAATGGGTTAGCAACCTGTTGTCCAATACCTGTGGTAGGATCGTATGCAACATATGTATGTCTTCTACCACCATTTCCTGTCCAGTATTTCTCAATACCGAATGAATCAATAGCGTTGTTCTGATAGATTTTAAAGTCCTTAGCACCAGTAGCATTTGTTCCAGTACCAGCAGATCCAAGGTTATCTATATGGAAGACAGTTTCAGAAGCAATTTCAACAGCAGAAATTTTTCCTTTCTGATAGAACTTCTGACCAATTTCAGTATCACCAGTGAGGTTAGTAACCTTAAAGGTTGTTGCACCAATACAATCACCAAATGCCTGACAATCTTTAGACTTAACTTCAAGGTTACCATGAATAGTTCCAGGACCATAGAGTTGCATACCAGTAGTCTTGAAGATAGTATCTTCAACCGAACCATCACCAAGGTGACCGTCATCATTTGCAACTGAGAATACAGGAGTAATTCCATCAGAACCATAAATTCTAAGGTTACCACTAGTAATCTCTACATCACCATGATTAGAAATCTTACCACCACCATATAGATCTATTGATGCTGTGCCTTGAGTATTTGGATTTCTGAAACTCTTAGGCATCTTAACAGCATATTCAGCATCAAGTCCAGCAGTACCACTCCAACCAGCACCACCATGAACACTATCAGGTAAGAACCACTCTTCACCAATTCTTACATATTGAATATAATCAAGTTTTGGTTGAATTAGATCAGAATTCTTAAGTCCAATCTCAAGTCTACGATCATATGTGTTAGGTGATCTTGCTATAATTGCTGCTTCTCTTGCTGAACGTGTAGCAGGAATATCATGTAATAATGTAGTGGTTATTGCATACTTGTTGATCTTAACAACATCAGCACCAACTGTCCATGATTGTGCAACTGTACCTTCTATCTTATTAGAAGCAGATCCACGACCACCATTAGGATAATTAGTATTTGTAGCAAAATTCAATATCTGATCAGTACCAGAAAGAGTTGAAGCAGAAGTAATGACTGCCATCTCCATTGCAGCTGTTCCACTGTAGATAGCAATAAGATCTCCAGTAACAAACTTAGTATAGTTTGATGAAACCTTCATGCTGCTATCAGATATACCTACAACAGATGCAATGGTTGTCTTAGGTCCATCTGTCTGAATAGACTGTGGATCGTGCTTGTATGTGTAAACAACATCACTGTCCTTAGCATATGCAGCAGGAGAACTACCAAATGCCTCAGCAACCATGAACACAGTACCATGTTGGTTACCAATCTGTGTGTCACCTGTACAAGTGTCAACTTCAAACGTCTTAACACCACCACCATTTGTTATAGTTAACTTCTTGTTAGTAGTTGCGTTAACATATGGTGTTGTGCATGTACCATTTAAAGTAAGACCACCAGTATAATACTGATCACCATTGATAGTTACATCACCTGTTACAGAATCAACTTCAAATTTTAATAGATTAAGACCATCACAATCATTAATAA